AGTTGCGCCTGTACCATCATACATGGTAAGAAGTCCAACTGCTGCCCAACCAGCCTCATTTCCATCATTACCTCTACGAGAAGTCTGCGAAAGACTGTTCGGATCAGTAAAGTTGTAAACTGAAGCCAACCAGTCCCATAGACCCTTCATACCAGCAGCGCCAGCACCACCGATATCGTAATAGGTTACACTTAGTGTTTCCCAACTACCTTTACCGGGAATCCACATTTTTCCGTGTAGATAGTTAATTTCAGTTTCTTCAATTGTTAAACTTGGACGGTTTGCCACCTTAACAAATGCGCTTGGAATTTGCTGTTTGTTCCAAGTCACATCAAACGTCCATCTATACTTGCGCTTGAACACGATGGATGATCCACCGAGAGTACTCAAGCCCATATTACCACCTACTATTGCCATTGTTTTCTCCTTTTATATGGTTCCTTTTAATTTTTAGAATGTTTCAGCACCTTGCTGGAAGCTGCCAGTACGGTGAATAGAGAATTCAATAAACATGAACTCAGCAGCACGAGTTGGTTGAACGCCAATTCTAGCACGGAATTCATTGCGGTCAATTACATCTGGCGTATTAAGTTCTTCATCAGCTTTAATAATGAATGCAGTAAGACCACGCCCAACTTGTACTTGACGCAGAATGTTTTCTGATAAGGTGATGAATTGCCTTCTGAAAGTTTCATCATTAGGATCGAACAACAGACCACGGCTAGCAGAGCGAATTGCCTTCTCGATGTAAAACATCAGACGGCGAACATTAACACGGTCAAGAGCGGTTGGAGTGCGCTGGAGTGTTTTTTGTCCAAATACCACAAATCCCTGAACATCAGCGAATTGAATAATTGGATTTACGCAGTTTCGGTTGCCATACATTGTATCACGTTCTTCCAAAGTTGGACGAATGTATACATCTGTTATGTTTGGAACAACACCACGATTAAGACCTGCTGGAGCAAACCAAGGAGCAGAAAGAAAATCGCTTCTTGCAATGACTGCCATAACTGATCCGCTTGGTGGACACCATACGTCTACCTTGTTATAAGCATCATATAGCTTAACCCAAGGCCAGTACAATGCTCCGAAATCGCTATCAAATCTAGTATTGTTAAGTGGATGAGTACCGTTCTGCCATGCAACAACTTCCTTAACGGTTAAACCGAATGGAGCATCAATAATTGCAAGGCAGTCTTGACGATAATCACGACAAAACATTAGTAGTTCTTGAACAACAGCAGTACTGCTGTGCCCGGGAACTGCGATAAGATCGATGTTTACTTGTTCAGGTTCACTGAGAGTATAAATGCCTGTGTAGCCAAGAGGGCTACCCATCAAAAGAACATCTTGCTGGTCAGGATCTGAGGGAATACCGTCAGTGCCATCTGCTAATTCATAAGTCCCATTTGCAGGGCCTGCTAAAATAGAAGTATTGTCGGTAACTCTAATGTAATCAGAAACAAGGGCAAGATATGTTTCAACATAGAAACGACTTGCTGCGTCTTTTGTCAGATTACCCCAAGATTCTACCTGAACGCCATTTGTAAATACTTCTACATCAAAGAACTTAGTATAAATGTCGTTTGTTACTCTTACTTCAGTGTAGTTTCCATCAATACCGGGTGAATCAGCATTAATAGTGAAAGATACGTCTTCAAGAGTATTAGCGCCGCCAACAACCAAACCAAAAGTTTCAATGTCAATTGCGCCACTTACGCCTTCAGGACTTGTGCCAGTTACGGTAAGAGTTGTAAGGCCAAAAACTTCGGTGCTAGTAGGCTTAATGCGAAGACGAGCATCTTCACCGTGATGATTAGTCACAAAGCGAAGTTGATTTCCTAGCGCAATTGCTGTCCAACCACCGGGAAGAGTTCCGCCGTTTTCAGTCTTCTGATCATTAATATCAGTCACAACATCGCCGATGCTTGTGTATGAAGCTCCATCCACGAATGTAATGGTCTGAACAACTTGATCAATCAAAACATTATCAGTTCCGTCAACAACAATTTCAATAAACTGATCAACTAAACCTGCAAAATCATAGTTTCCAACAGTCTGATAACCATTGGTTGGCCAACGATCATTAACACCTGTTACTATAGCACGGGTCATGCCTGTGCCAAGACCAGTAGGGTTGTTACGAATGTCACCATCTGTCAGATCGGAACTATCGTCAACCTCGCCACCGTAAATTGCATTTTGAATTGAAACCAGTTCAAGGCTGGAACTAGATCCATAGGCCCAAACGGTTTTAACTCCAATGAAATCATCGGGTGAATCAGTGTAAGTATAAAATTCGATACCATCATTCTGAAAATCCAACTGATCATTCAAAGCCGTTTCAAGTTCCTCAGTTGTGTAAGTGTCAGCAAGAACAACCAATGTCTTAGTTGAAAGTTCGCCGTTAAGCTTCCAACGGAAGAATGAGTCTTCGTCAAAAGTGTAAGGGCCAGCAGTCGCTGACTGAATTTCAATTATTGTACCTGCTGCTGGAACATCAACGCTAGCGGTCAATGCCTGCTCATCACTTACTGGATCGGTATCTGCAACACGCACTACATAAAGAGTGTTAGCTACAAGAAGATACTGATCGGCTGCATAAATGAGGAAAGGATCACCTACATCTGGATGTGGATTTCCGAAAATAGTGTGCAACTGACGTGAAGTAGCAATCGCAATAGGAAGATTGATTGGGCCTTTAGAGGCAAATCCAACCAATCCTGCTGTATGCGTTGACTGTTCAGGTGCGATGAAGCTCAAGTCTTTTTCAGCAATTCTAACACTTGGGCTGATTGTATTAGATGGTGGAAAACCTTTAAGAATCGCCATAGTCTTATTCTCCCTTTCGTAACTTGTTTGTTATTTGCCTTATGGAAATTAATCCATCTTTTTCTGCTCTATCTATATATGGTGTTGATCTTTCATCTTCCAAAACTAAAATATTTTTTCCTTTACCAACTCCCGGTAGATTCAAAGTTGTGAAAGACTTAGTGGCTCTCCTAGACCTAATGATCAATTGCACTGGGTGTCTTTTTCTATTCGTTATTTCTAGCATTCTAGTTCCTTTACTGACTGTTCAATTCTCATCAAAACTTCTGTTATTTCTTCTTCTTTTAGACCATCAACAAAGTCAATCTTCATTTTGAGGACGGCCTTCTTTCTTTCAATTGGCTGCGGTATATATGTTTGCGCCGTCATATTAAATTCGTATTTAATTACTCTAATTTGCTGATCTCCCGGCTCATTATTTAAATTATTTGCAATTGAGTCCAACTTAACAATTACTTCCCACTGTACACCAGTCACTGTTATGTATGCAACTTGACTAAATTTTGTCATTATTTGCTCTATTATTTGATTCATATCTTCTCTGTACATTGTCCAAGCAGTCAATGTATAAGTCATGTTCACTGGTATGCCTCTAGCAAAACCAAGAATTGTGTCTTTGTTATACTTTTCGCTAATTGTTATGCTGGGTTTTCCTAGCTCGTTTCTAAATAAATTCAATGCCTTGTGATATGTGTAACGATTTAAATCATACTCAATGCCTGATTGTGTAAGCGCCATCATTGGAAGGCGTAATCTATTAACAACCAATGTTTCATCTTTGCGAACATTTTCTTGAATCATGGCAGCAACAGCTTTTTCTGGAGGGCCAAGCATAATTGGAATCGGCCAAGCTTTACCATCTTCATCAATTACAACCACGTTTCTAAACATATCAAGCATGGCTTCATCGTTGCCACGCAAAGATTTTGAATATCGATACAAAATTGTTTTGTCGGGATTGTCAGGATCATTCAGAATTTTACCACGCTGCATAGGATCGCCATCAGATTTTGCACCAAAACCTGTTTTTTTCATGGATTGGTCTTTCAGCCAATTCATGCTGTCATCATTGATTTTTCTCAAATTGCTGCTATAATCTGGTTCGCAATATGGAGGCGATTGATCAAGGTTTGGATCAGGCAAACCACCAACGTCATTGCATTGATCTAGTGGTCTTTGTTGATGATTTCCTGCGTCTGGATTCATTTTTAACTCCTGTTCTAATTATTCATTCGAGGTGAAATTGTGGAAAAAATATTGGTAAAATACAGGTCTTGGTATCAAGGACAGCCTCCCAAACCTATTCGTTTGCAAATACCGGGATGGTCTGGCGAACCAAATGAACATAAAGAAGGCGATATTCCACAACCTTGGCATTGCGTCCCTTTCGTTGAAGGATCTACATATGGATTAGAGCTTCTGTATTCTTTTAATACAGAGTGCCATGTGAAAATGATTAACAATCAAGTAAATTTTTTAGGTGATTTTACCATTGAAAATAAATCTTTTCCCAGTGTGCTTCTTCCACCTTTTTCAAGTTTTGCACCGGGACACTTCGGAATGACTTCATGTCTCGATATTCAAGTTCCAGACAATTATATTCTTCGCATCGAACCACATCCAAAATACTACACTGATCACACCTATACTGTGCCATTGGTAATACCCGGCCATATAAATACCAGCATGTGGCCAAAAATATTTTTTGTTGTTTTTAAAAACCCAATGCCAGAACAAACTTATATCTTTAGAAAAGATGAACCATATGCACAAATATTAATCTTGCCTAGAAAAGTTTTTTATGAGATAAATCCAATGACATCTTCTGAAATTTTTGCACGAGTTAATGCAGAAGAATCAATCAACAAAAATTGTAAAGAATTTGTTGAAAACAATTGGCATGACCACAAAGGAAATAACTTTGATGATAAATATAAAGTGCTTAATAAAATTTATACCAGAAAAGGAAACGATGGGGTCAAACAATTTTTAGAAAAAACAAATCAAAAAGTTTATGAAAAATGTAAAAAAATAACCAAGAAAAAAATATTTTTCCCCAAAAAGGCAAAAAATGAAATCATATAAAATTAAAAAAAGAAGCCAAAGATTCATCCCCTATATCGCAGGTGAACCTGTGACTTCTTTTCAAAAGCCTAAATTTCCTCTTTGCTACTTCTCAAAAATTCATAAGCCAAATTTATTCAAAAGACAAAATTTTATTTTGGAGGATTAAGAAGAGCAGATATCGCATCTGCCGCTGGCTTCAACTTAGGATCTTTAATTTGGGACAATGCATCCTGATAAACCTTTGTGTTTTTGCCAACAGCAGTTATGAAAGCAGCAACTCCCGGGTCTTGTGGAGGAACAGGCTTCGCTGTGCCAGCAGCCGCAGGAGCAGCAGGGGCAGCACCAGCAGCAGGGGCAGCACCAGCAGCAGGAGCGGCACCAGCAGCAGGAGCAGCCGCAGGAGCAGCCGCAGGAGCAGCACCAGCAGCAGCAGGGGCAGCAGGGGCCGTTGCCGCTTCTCTTTGAATCTGAAGATAAAACTCATAGAAAGATTTCATATATCACCTCTTTAAATTCAATTCCAATGTTTTTGACCATATACTTATTGACCATATCTAATAATTATGATTTATTGATGTAATTTTTATTTTTTTCTGCCTAATCCAATCATATTCGCTGCTCGATTTAAGAATGAATTTCTTTGATTGGTCGGTGTTGCTTGTTGTGGC